GGTACTTCTGCATCAGCAACGTCAGGCACGTAGTTCAAAAAATTATTCACCAAATTAGCCATAATAAACCTCCATAAATTAGCTGTGGTCGATAAGACCCGGATTGGAATCCTTAGGAATCGGGCGGACCGCCTTGATGATATTGGCGAAATTGACAATCACCTCTGGGATGTTCTGGACAGCGAAAATGCGCTTGCTAGGATTGCAAGAAATAAAATCGCCGTTCAGGTTTGGCGCATCACTAAATGTTCTGCCAAGATGCCAATAATTCAAGGTATCACGCATAGCACCGCAGAACTTACTCTGGGCGTGGCGCAACTCATCAAACCTTCCTTGATATCCAAAAATACGATTAAGCACATCCGGAGAAGTGCCAGGAACGCCATAAATTTCCTTCTCGGAAATCGCCTGTTCGGAAAGATTGGCGAACTCGGGGAAATAGAAATCATAGCGAGATTCACGGGTAAAGCCACGAGGAATACCTTGCGAGTACGAAGCCTCCGGACGAATGTACATCACTCCAATAATCCATCCGAACTCCCTGGCAACATACCTGCCAATATAAGTATGGTCGGCAGAAATGCCATGACCAGTAAAAGTACCTTGAGGCGTAGAATTAGCACCAGATGCAGACGTCTGCAAGACTTCCGAAACAATCAGAGGCGACTTGCTACCACCGATGTACTCCGGACGTTGCAAAGTCTCGTCATGAGGAGCGACACCAAAATGGGCACGCAAGAACTCAACATAACGTACACCACATCTAGCGTTTCTTTCCATCCATTTCTGAATCTGGAACGCTAGGCGTAGGTCGGAGACATCAAAAGTGGCAATCTGTGACACATCGATAGGAGCAGTAGCAGTAACAGGAAGAGGATTAGTAGCAGGTTGCACACCACGGTCATTATTCGTCAAGGAATAACGAGTATCACCAGTAGTCAAAAAACTTGCCAACGGGGACTTAAGTTGTCCAATATTCGTATTAGCTGGAAACGTAAGAGAAGAGATATTCACCGAAGCAGTGCCAGACAAAGGCAAAGCAGGCGAAACACCTCTCTGTTGCCAAGGCAAAGCCGAAGTGAAATAGTCCTTCTTCCAAGCGACATTACGGAGAGTAGAAGCATTCAAAGGAACAGGTTCCTGCAAATTTTCATCACGGAAAAATTCATTCCAAACCATCTGATACGCACGGAAAGGCAACAAAGAAACTTTAAGGCTAGAAACATCTTGCCCTTTTGAAGTCCGTAGAGGCAAGCCAAAATAATCCCAAAGCGAGTATTTAGTTGCAAAATCGGAATTCGTGACAAAAGGCATCGGGATATCGGCAGTACCTTCGACACCTCCAGTAATAAAGTCAGTCCATTTCCGCTGGTCTCCAGTAGTAGTACCATCAGAACTCAAGTGAAAAACAAGTCTATTCGGAACGAAAAAATATCTAGTCTCAATATTGACTGGGGTCAACATTGGCGCAACCATCGGCTGAAATCTCACGACAGCTTCGTTTGCAATCGTAAAAGAATCGCCAGGAATGCACTCCTGGACAAGCACGGGGATAAGCTGACCCATGTCGCAGTCAAAACACTTCGTATGAGACAAATTAAACGATGAGCGTCTAGGACGCAAATCCTGCACAGACGTAAAAGCCATAGTTAATTCTCCTTTTTATCTTTATCAAGACTATTCAACGCAAAATTAACGGACGAAACCAAATCAATAAGCTTGTAACCAAGCAGAACAAACAACTTATAATCATGTTGGTCATAATTATCAACCATACCATGCAAAAATTCATAAGCATAACAAGCGAGAAACCAATCATGCTGAACTTTGGAAGTCATCCAATCAAAACCAACGCTATCAAACTTTGTACATAGACGCTTCCAATAGCGCAAACCGAAAACAACACACGAAGGAAGTTCCTTCTTTTTATCGTCAGCCATTCTTCTGCTCCTTATCATCCAAATCGCCAGCATAAGCGACAACATCCCAATCAGAAACCATAACACCAGCATCGTGGTCAAACGTACCGCACGAATACAGCACGTAATCATCACGATTTTCCACGACAACTGTATTAATCAGCTGCTTGAACTGACGCAATGCAACACCATTATTCTTTGCCTCAAACAACGGACCATATTCATCAGCGACCTTGTCAAAAACAGTGTAAATAACAGCTTTCATACTCACTCCTTACAAACTTTGTTTCCTGTCATACACAGACAGGCGTTTCTCAATATTCAGCTCCCGTTCGGGGGCCGTGCGATATGATACAAATTGTGCATCATCATCCGATTCGAATTCATATCCGTGATCACGCAGAAATGACGCAATCCGGGCAAACGTCCGCTCACGCAAATCACGGATTTCAGGTATAGTCCTATCCAATAGCAACTTCCAAGACTTAGGCAAACCGTACTTCTTCGCAAAAAGCGAAATATAACCATCGGAATCCAACCGGTCAAAGTTATCTATTAGATACTGTTTACCAAGACCTTGAGAGCACACCAAATAGGGCGGGATACGACCTTGCGCAGTGTACACTTGTTCAGCAGTCTGTCCAAACATTTTTTTTAGCACATAACCGCTCACATAGCGCACACTGGCAGGCGTAACAGAACCTACCTTGACGAAACCTAAAGACCAGCAATCTGAAACCAATTGAACATCAGTAGCAGATAAACCGTAAACGATAGCGTGATAATGCGGACGCTCGAAACGCTCGCCGTACTCTCCACAGGCGAAATATTTAATCTTCTTACCATCAAGAGACTTGCGAAGCCGTTTAAAAAAGAGCTGTAAATCTCGTCTGACAAGCGACCGAGACGCAGGTAAATGCTCATCGTCATACGTCAAAGTAAGAAATACAGCACTCTTCCAATATTCGAGTTCACACATCAAACGAACCGTCCATTCCTTGTTCTTCAGTATTCGGCAAGGCAAGCAACGCCCACATGGAACAAGTATCTGGCTTGGGCCATGTGGGTATTTCGGGTTCTTAATCCAGATTGGATGAACGCATTGCATCATCCACTCCAGACTTAGAGCCGAATTCCACCTCTAGAGTTCCGGTAACTCGAGAGCCGTTTGCCCATTCTTTTGTGAGGGCGCAACTTGCGCACAAAACGCTTACGCTTACGAGACATAACAAAATCCTCCTAGTTCTCAAATTCATATCAATACTCCGTATTGTTGCGAATTAAAGCTCTAACAGCTCTATACAGCCTATCAAAGGCATTACCTCCGGGGGTATTATCATCTGCTTCATGAGTAATCCATTCTTGCATCCGATTGGCTCCCCAATAACTCCAAAAATCCTTACCAACAGGGTCATTGGTCTTAACTCGAGCATACATTGCTATAAGCATATTGTAAAGCAGTTCCTTCTCTTCAACATTAAGCTTGGAAACTTGTGCATCAAGCACAGCATCAGACTTGATAACATGCTCTGTCTCGGCTTTTATCTTAGCCACCATCTCGTTAGACACGAGTTCGTCAGCAAGCACCTTACCGGTCTGGGCATCCTGAAGTTTAATCCTGGAATTATTAGCGCCAACGTCACTTATATGCACATCAGCACGAGTATTTAACTCTCGAACTTCAGCCGGTATCTTCTCCATCGCCTTTTCAGTAAGACCAGCCTGTGCAGTCAGCTGTGCAATACGAGCAGTATTCAATTCCTTAGCATCCTCTGACTGGATAGCGGTCAACTGTGAATCGATATCATATTTGTGAGCAAGGCTCTCTGCAACCTTGGCTTCCGCAAGCATCTTATCGACATTGGCATTAGTCAACGCCTTTGAATTCTCCATATCCACATGCATCTTATCAACACTAGCTTTCTCTTGTCGCATCTGAAACAACGTAGCAAGAGCAGAGATAGGGTTTGAAGCACCAGAGGTATTAGTCATATGCATTGGGGGCGAAGCACTCATACCAGTCGCAAGCGTAGGCGAGAGACCAGCGTTCTCCAAGTCCTTCACGCGCGCTTCCATCGGATGAAGAGCAAGATACTCGTTCAATTGTTGGTTTCTTGCAGGAGATTCGAAAAAGTTATAAATCCAACTTGCACCAGCATTCAACGACCTAGGAATATTCAGCAAATCCCAAAAACTTGCCATCTGCATTTTCCTCCATATTTTTATTTTGACAGAAACGAAAAATTTGTTCGGTGTCACCTGTACTTATACCATATCAAGTAGAGGGTATAAGTACAGGTTCACCTTTTTTTATCCCTGTCAAAATTAGACAGGGTTAGGGGTTGCAGATTCCTGCTTACCGTTGCTAACATTATCAGTCTTGCCATCTTTAGCAGAACCATCCGGCGCCGGGGTTTTACCCGGCACCGGCTTAATATTTTTAAGAGCATCGACAGCAGACATCTCATTGAAATCGTAGTCCGTAGTCGGGTCTACCGGTATATCAGCATCATCTCTATCGTCATTAGCATCAGCGTCAAATTGCTCCGATCTAGCCTTCTGCAACATCTGTCCAGCAAGCATAAAGCCTTCCACGATGCTGGATACAGGACGGTATCCAGTCTGTTCAGTAATCAACTCGCCAGACGGTACTTCTGCATCAGCAACGTCAGGCACGTAGTTCAAAAAATTATTCACCAAATTAGCCATAATAAACCTCCATAAATTAGCTGTGGTCGATAAGACC